TGCATTCGCTTGTACACGGTGTGATTGATCTGCTCCAGCATCGAATGCACGGCGTTCCCCGCTGCCATCGGCAGCGAGGGACGCTCCGGTACTTGCTCCACGCGAGTCAAATACCACTGATGCTGACAGCGCAACCACGTCTGCAACTGTGAGTGCGAGCGATGCTCAGGAAATTCACCGCCCATCAGCGGTCACCTCGATGTAGTCGAAGTCAATCGTGTCAATGTTCGGCATCGTGTATCCCGGCAGGTTGCCGTTGTCGGTGACGGATTCAAAACCCATCGCCTTCACCAACTCCAGTGATGATCGGAGTTCTTCCACTGGCTTCCACCACGGGTAGATCACCATCGCCTTGCCCTCGCTGGGCTTCAGGCAAATATCAGTGTCCCCCGTGCGGAGTCCAAGCGTCCATTCGCTCAGTACCTCGCTCGATTTCATGGCGGAGACAATAGCAGGACTGTGTGACAAAACAAGCGACACTCTCGGCGTGTCGGGAGTTCCTGCACTAGTCACTTGCAGATACGGTTCACGGGCGCGGAAGCGTGGGGGCTATACCGAATGACGGTGACGGGGATACCCAGAGCCTCCCCTCCCACCCGACGAGCTGTTGGGGGGGTAGGGGGGGCTGCCCAAAATCAGGATCTGGGGATAGAGAACCCCGAGCAAACCCGTCAGGGTTTGCGAGGATCTCGGATGAACGTTGGATCTTTCTTCGGGCGGCGTTTCACATAATAGAAACCGCTCACGCTGTCGTAACTGTAGTGAACGACAAGATCCTTGTCTTGGAGTTCACGAGACCACCGCTCAAACCTCCGCTGATCAACCTCACGCACCGGCAAGTCACGATCCAACCGCGCACCAACACGAAGCATGTTCAATGCGTAGTGGTGGTTGTGATCGAGCGAGATCCGAGGCCACGGAATCCAATCGCTGTACTTGATGCGATTGGTAGCACCAATCCGCGACAGGTGACCGCTCACCGACGACAGCGCAACCTCTTCACCAAAGTCATCCTTGATCCGCTGCTGGATCTGCGGATGATCCAGCCCTTCCTCCACCCACTTCTCAAGGATCGAATCGCTGGGCATCTTGCGCCTAGCACCCATAGCAGGTACACCTCCGTGTCGTGTTACGCCCCGCGTTCATCCACAAATAGTGAAGCGTTTATCCACAACAATCAAGTTCACATGCTGCAATGTGAGAATTCTGTCAACTTTGACCAGTTAAAAACATACAAACTAGGACAAAAAAACGGACATATTATCCGTCGAACTTGTAGCCAAAGTGGTTTGAAGCATGCTTCACACTACCTGTGGACACACCCTGCATTAACACTTGACCGTTTGAGTCCTGCAATGCACAATCATCACATGAAGATGACAACAGGCCACGGCATTTCCCTCGACGAAGCCATCGAGAGATACCTCCAGTGGCGGACGGAGTTGTTCTCCGTCGCCACCGTTAAGAACGACAAGGTCGCACTGAACAACTTCAAGCGAGCTGTGGGTGAGGGCTGGCATCTCGACGAGATCACGCCCGAACTTGGAGCCGCATCACTGAAGTACGTCCGCGCCTCCCAAGCACCCTCGTCAGCAAACCAGTACTACACACAGATGATGGCGTTCTGGAAGTGGCTCATCGATGAGGAACTCGTGCCGTTGAACTTCAACCCATTCCGCAACCAGCGGATGCTCCCCATCCACAAAACCGAGTATCCGAGGCTGCCGAAGGAAGAATTCAGAGGCTTTATAGAAGCCTCTGACAGGCCCGTAGACAGGATTTTCTGCTCGATTGGTCTCTACCTATGTGTCAGGGCAGAAGAGATCTGCAGCATGCGTGTGAGGGACGTTAATCTTGACTCTGGCTACGTCGACGTGACCGTCTGGAAATCCAAAGATGTCGACACCATGCCCATTGCAGGAGACCTCGCCGACGACTTGCGCCTGTGGCTGACCCAATACCCCGAGATGGTGGGCGAACCGCTCAACCCCGACTGGCGGCTCGTACCCGCCGTCGAGACCAACGGTCGCTACATCAAAGTGCGACCCAACCGCCATCCCTCACGCCCCGCCGAAATGGTCAAACGGCAAGCCGCCGCCTACGGCCTCGACCTACCCCAAGGTCAAGGAGCGCACTTCCTCAGACGATCAGGGGCACGCGCATGGTTCCACGACCTCGTCGACGACGGCGTCGACGGGGCACTACGAATAGTCCAAGCCCACCTCCACCACAAGAACACCGAACAAACCGAGCAGTACATCGGCATCACCGCCGACAGGGCACGCCGAGACAAGCTGATCCACGGGCGTAGACTCAACACCCCCGAACCACGCAACAACGTGATACCCCTGAGGATCGCCCAATGAAGATCAGCACCATCGCCTGCGACCTATGCCAAGGCAAAGAAAGCCCCACCCGCAAGATCGAGTCCTACTCGCTACGCCGAGGCACACGCCGCTGGCAAGGAGAAACCTGCGACAAATGCTTCGCACGGCTGCTCAAAGAGTTCAACCCCAGCGACCTACCCCGCAACCGACACATCATCGAAGAAACCAAGATCGAAGACATCGTCCGAAAATAGGCACAAAAAAAGAAGGGCGGGTGGAAATAATCCACCTGCCCTAACTCTTGCTACCAAACACTCAAGTCCAGCAGCCTCAACGTCGACTCGTCAATCTGACCATGCGCCTGCAACTGGTTACTTGACTGGAACCCGCGAAGGATCTCCACCAAGCCACGATCAAGAACATTCCCACCGGGAATGTTCAGCCGCTGACGCACCCTGCCAACCAGCGGATCCGACGAACCTTCCACCACCAGAGGCACTAGCGACATCTGCAACTAACTCAACTCCACATCCACGGTCTGCAACTGAATAGTGACAATGCCGCCGAACCCATTCGTAAACGACGGCGGGGAAGTCTGCTCAAATTGTACGGCCCGAACCACGCAAATGCGCTCCTCACCAGTAGAGAAATCTTGGAACAAACACGCACCACCAGACTGCTCCAGTTTCTCCAACGCCTGCAACCGCGACCACGGATCCGTCGTCCGCACCACACCGTTGCTGTCCTCTTCCTCCTTGAAGCACAACAGCGGCAACACAATCGTCCTCGACCGCAACGGTGCAGGCAGCGCACGCAACTGCCACTCGTCCAACGTCGGGCCAGCGGTGTCATCCACGCTGTCCCGCGTCAACGTCACCTTCACCTCAAACTCCGTATCCGGCAGCAACTCAGCCGACAACGGAATGTTCAACACCGAACCCAACGGAACCGAACCGAAGTCAGCGAACTCACCGGCAGGATTCAACACGCGGATACCCAACGTGCCACCAGTGTCATCGCTGCGGACAGCGAACGACACCGGCTGCTTGTACTCCGTCGTACCGAACCGAACCCAACCCGAATACAGCTCGCCCACCGGGGCGAGCCGAGTCGCATGCTCAGCAAACACTTTCGTGTCCGCACAAATCAACGCCCTACCAGTGGAACCGATGAACGCCACCGACTGTGGCGTTCCATCCGAGATCGACAAGTCAGATGCGAAAGCATAGAAATCACCGACCTCCTCACCGAGATCGATCCGCCACAAACCCTTCGCACCAAGACGCTCCACTGAGCGAGTCGCATACACGAACTCCCCATCGAACGTCAGATCGCTGATGTCATCCTCAACCGACAGTGGCCCATACACAAACCCCGTACCCGTCGATGTTTCCGCCGCAACACGAACCCCACGGTTCGTGGCCGCCACCACATAAGTATTCAAGTAACTCTTAAGGTTCCGAAGCACCTCACCGATGGGGAACTCGGCAGTGTTAATCGGCTCCAGCATCGCGCCAGCACCCGCCGTTGACGTGTCAATCGTGAACGACAACACCTTCGACTGCACACCAATCGTCAACCCGACAAGGATCGCCGCTGTCGTCTCCGTCACTGCAACAAAGTTCAGTGACGTCGACTGGTACTCAAACCGTGAATCACCTGTCGTTGGTGACAGGTCGACTGATGCTGGTGGTGTGGCTGGATTACGAGCCAACTCAAACACACGCATCGGCAGCGGGTCGGTGATCTCACACCCGACAATGATGCGGTCCTTCACATACCCAATCGCCTGAACGGTCCACGCTCCACCCGGCGCGTCATACAACTTCGTCACCGACAGGGTGTTGTCAATCTCGTACACACCATCAGCCGCGCCCACGAGGGCGGAACAACCATCAGTCGCCAACACCTGAGCAGTGGCAGTGAAAGCAGTGATCTGAACAACAGTTTCTGTGGACAACTGATACAAGTACACGTTGCCCGAATCAATGAACCATGCACCCAACGCGCACGTCTGCGCGGAGGAGCCGCCATGAGCGGCGACCTCGGTAGTGTCTTTCAACAGGCTGATCTGACCCTGCGTCCACACGTCAACGTTCGCTGACTCCCGGTAGCGGTACAAGTCCGCCTCGTCAGCGTCATAAAACTCCGCACCGGAGCCGCGATGCCACGATGTGGCAGAACGCAGCCACCAGTTCGATAGCGAGTTCTCACCGGCAGCAGCTTCCTGATCGACGCGCTCTTTCTGGTACTGCGTTGTCACACGAGAAATGGCGGCGGCATCTGATGCCGCCGACAGCCACGGCTGATTACCTATCGCATAGTCCGCAGCGAAACCGCTGCGGTCATAACGGGCAAGCCGATCAATGATGTCCTGACCCAGCGCATACGGGAGGTCATTAACAACAGCCTTGTTCTCAGCCACCTAGCACTTCCACTTCCGTCGAGCCTTACGCAAACGAGAGTTCGGATCTTTCGCAGCCTTAGGGAACTTCTTCATCTGGCCTGCGCTGCGAGCGCAGTAGGACCGCTTGCGTGGGCCGCCGCCCGGTTGCGGTTCTTTGATGTCTTTACCTTGAGCGCGTAGCGAAGCGCGACCCTTATCGTTCAAGCCACCCTCGGGGTCTTGTCCCTCCGAGCGAGTCCACGCAGCAGTCTTAAACTTCTTAGCCACGGAGCTGTTCCCACCACAACTTCTTCAACTTCCGATCCTTCGTCAGGATCGGCAGCGGAAAGACTCGTTCGTCCTTCTTCGCCTTCGACGTGAACGAGACATGAATGTGGTACTCGTGGCCCCAGTTACCGGGCCGCCACTTCCACCAAGTTCGGCGATACGTTCCGCTTGCCAACTTGTTTTCGTGAACGATGTATTTGAGTCGGTCAGCACCGGGCAGATCCGAAGCGGCATACAGCCGCAACTGGTCCGCTAACTTGCGTGCCGCACGACCGTTGCGCCACTTGCCTTTACCCATGTTCTCGTCGATGTCGATGGCGTGAACCCAGCCATCTTTGTCGGGAGCGTGGTCACTTGTGCGGCTGTGGTTGGAGTCGGCGATCCAACCATCGCTGCGCTTATCGCGCCCCGCCCAACGGCCATTGATCTGATTGCGGAGAACAACTCCGCCAGCAACCAACTTAGCCACGGTCAACCCGCCCGAAGCGTGGGTTCTCGCCGTTCAAGTAATCAACCAGCACGACAAGAGCTGGCGGCACGGCGACGACGAGGATCGTCGGCAGCCCGAAGCCAGCGATGTTGTCCACTACCCATGTCAATGCGGTAGCAGCGAATACCTTCAACGCCACCCCGAGAGGGTGGTCGTTGAGGAACGCCATGAAGTCTTTCCACGAGTTCACTTGTCGTCCTCCAAATGCCACACGATGTGGCCGTCGATCTTCTTCTCTATCCGGTCTAATGCCGCCGCCTGACGATCAACAGCGTCGCGCAGGCTTGCTCCCCCATTAGGCTTGAGTTCGCGGTACATGCGATTGACGCTGGAGTCCACAAGAAACACGATCACGGCTACCACCGCGCCGAGGATGGAGAGGACTGCCATGAGTTCGTTGGGTGTGTCGATCCAGTCGGGCATTGGTTTCCTTCAGAAATGAGTAAGCCCCCATATCGGGGGCTGTGAGAATGCTTGCGGTTATTCGATTGTGGGACTTACCGGGTAGTCCCTGCTACAACTACGGATTAGATTTCTACACGAACCATGACCAGTCCTCGGTCACCGCCTTCTCCGTTTCCGGGATCAGCGCGTCCACCACGACCACCACTTCCGGTATTCGTTGTTCTTGGTGTTCCAGAATAACTACTACCACCGTGAGGAGCGCCAGCGCCATAGGTTACTAAAGATCCACTAAAAGATGATTGTCTGCCGATTCCTGGCGTATCTCCTGATGCACTTCCTCCAGCACCTCCTCCAGCGGCTCCCTGGGTTGTTCCACCAGCACCGCTTCCTCCATATAGAGGCATTAACGAAGATCCTCCGCCAGAACTGCTGCTTCCGTCGCCGCCTCCGCCGCCGCCAGTACCAGAACTGTTTCCACCGCTGCCAATTGCTGCTCCGCCGCCACCGCCGCCTAAAGCGCTTAATGAATCATTAAATGAAGATCCAATAGATGAAATTTCTCCATTATTTCCATTTTTCTTATAACCAGAACCTCCACTTCCTCCTCCTCCAACAGTTATTGCATATGAAGTAAAAGAAAGAATTTTTTCAGATATAATTAGTGATCCACCGCCGCCGCCTCCGCCGCCGTGAGATCCATTCTTTGGTGTGCCACCACCGCCGCCTCCACCCAAGAGAAACACCTGTGCAGTACCAGTTTCCGACAGCGCAAGAGTTCCACTTGAATTAAATTTTGCCAATCTATAATTTTTTCCATCACCATCGGGGTTTGTTAAAGTTGAAAAAGTTGCACCAGACGATGCCCCTTCATCAAAAACTGCTGGCCCAAGGCCTCCACCCAATTCTAAAGATCCAAAAAAAATTTTTGCTGTTGTTGGCATTAGTCAGTCACCACATACAAAGTCGTAGCGTCAGGAGTGAGAGCGTCGTACTCAGCCTGCGTCAATGCCACAACGTCGGTGATCCCGTCACCGTCGATCTTGGTAGCCACACCAGACGACACAGCGGAAGCAACCTCCGCATCCGTGGCAAGCGAAGCAGACCCAAGGTCAGCGAGCGTCCTTGCTCTGGTCATATGAAAACTCCTTGCGAATCAATCAAACGTGGACTACGGGACAAGTCACAGGTACTACTCATTGACAGGGGGAACGAACTCGTCAAGGTCGCGGTCGTAGCGGTATCCGATACCCGCGTAGCGACCACGGAAGTTTCCATTGAATGACGTTTGCCGCCACTCACCCGGCAACCCAAGAGTCTTAGAAATAAATACACGACCAACAGGTTCAGTATCAGGAAATGTAAACTCAGGCTCATTCAACGTATCGTTGCTTATGCTAATCACTTGTTGAACGATGCCATTGTCGTCTAATTGCGCAAAGTAACCCATATCAATTCCAAGTGATAGTACCGGAGTCATTGAAAGTATAAATTGTGTATCCACCGCTTTGAGTTATTGAGGGAGAACCTGTCGCTACACCAGTAGTGTAGGTACTTGGATGTCTAATGATGACAACTCCTTTACCACCATTACCACCATTTGACGTACCGCTACCAGTAACACTTCCACCGCCACCACCGCCACCAGTATTGGCAGTTCCAGAGAAACCATTTACGTTGGTATTCGTAGGTGATCCACCAGCACCGCCGCCGCCTGTTGCACTACCCGCTGTTCCACCATTGTATGTGCCACCACCGCCACCTCCAGCGCGAGTTACTGACGATCCTGTTATCGAAGAAGCGACACCTAGACCGCCAGTACCACCTGCTGTTGATGTTCCATTTCCACCTACTCCGCTAGCACCACCGCCAGCACCACCGCCTCTATTTGGAAGGCCTTGTGCTGCTATTCCACCTGAATAGCCCTGGTTTGCTGTACCAGCAGCAGGGGTGTCCGTGGAGTAGTTATTACCACCACCAGAACCACCAGTAAAACCAGTTAGAGACTGAGAATATGCGCCTCTACCTCCACCACTTGAAGTTATTGTGTGAAAAACAGAATTACTGCCATTTGTTCCGTTGTTTGTTCTTGATGTGCTTCCAGAGCCACCTCCACCAACGGTAATCGTGTAAGACGTTCCAGTTCCTACTTCTATTGTTGATTCAGCAGAAGCACCTCCACCAGAACTTTCACCAGAAACGCTAGACCTATAACCGCCAGCACCACCGCCAGCACCACCAGTAGTGTTGCCGTCGCCACCGCCGCCGCCACCGCCAGCGATAACAATATATTCTAATTCAGTAGGAGGAGTTTTTAGAGATGAGAAAGATCGACCTCTGACAAAGCGTTCTCTGGTTTGACCTTGGACTTTACTCAGAGCCATTAGGAAATCTCCGAAACAAACGCAGAGAACGTAACCGTGTCAGCAGACGACGAAACGCGAATGAACCTCCCCGCATCAAGCGAAACACCAAGCGTCAAAGCAACGGTGTCGTTCGCTGCGACTGAAGCGTCATACACCAGCCACTCACTCGCACCCGGCGTACCAGCAGCCGTATCCAAACCAATGCGGTACGTCGCTGACGCTGCTGCCGTGTTGCAGATAACGATGGTACTGATGATCGCCTCAGTCGAAGCCGGAGTCTCATACAGCGTCGCGTAAGTACCCGTCGATGCCGTGCCCTGCACCTGTGCAGGCTTGTATGCAATTGCCATTTCTTACGCTCCAATCAAGAAGAAGGCGTTGAAGCCTGCTGTTTCTAGTTCGGTCTTGGTTGCGATGTTTGTGTCGATGTACGTCTGCGTGTAATACCGCGCATCCGACTGAGCCTGCGTGTACGTGTTCGCCACATTGAACGACGCGAACGCCACCACCACCAGCACATCATTCAACGCCGCACCAGACGCGAGCGTCACCGTGTTCGTGCTGGTCGTGTAGTCATCACCGGGGCTGAGCAGCACACCATTCAAGAACACCTGAATCAAGCCAGCCGTAAACGACATAGACACGGCGTTATCGTCAGCACCCGAGAACACCGTCTGGCTTGCGGTAGCCGTGTACTCGTAGGTGACAATCGACGCGACCGAAGCAGCCGAGGCAGTAAGCCACGAGCTGCCGTCATACACCTTCATCTCAC